GTGGGCTCCGTGTGTGAGGTCAGGTCGCTTCACAATGCGCCCGCCACAGGGGCAGGCGCAGCAGGCAGCGGGCTTAGGCAGCGGCGCCCACAGCGAACGCTGAAGCGATCACGGTGGCGTCTTGCTCCGTTGGCTTCATGCCGGGCTGGTACTGGATCGCGATGATTCCACCCACCACCGCGTTTGCAGCCGTGCGGGTCAGGGTCGCGAACATGTAGCGCAACGCCGGGTCCGGATTCGCCACATCAACGATCAGCGCCTTGCTGTCGGCGTTGGTGGGGCCGGCGGTGAAGGTGGCGGCGGCCTGGTTGACGGGCGTGGGCGAGCTGGTGCTGTTCGCGCTGTTGCCCTTGGCGGTCAGGGTCAGAACAGAGGTGTCGGTCACATCGCCGGTCAAGGCGATGAACATCACACCGGAATAACCCTGCATGTCGAGCACAGAAGAGTCGATGGCGGTCTGAGCCGCAGCGGCTGCGCCGGACACCACGGTGACCTTGATTGATTTGCTGAGATTCATGATCTCGTTTCCTTTCAATGTTGGGGGAAGGAGGAAGCGGCCGGACCACCGGCCGCAGGTTCATCAGCTCGCTGCGAAGCGCAGGAACTTGACGGCCTCGAAGTTGATGGCACCGCCGCCAGTGCGCTTCGTGCTGTAGAAGCGCACGTAGGGCTTGGAGGTGTAGGGATCGCGCAGGGTGCGAACACCGATGCGGTCCACGATGGTGTAAGCCTCGGCGAAGTCGCCGAAGGCCAGCGACAGCGAACCCGTGCCCAAAGCGGGCATGAACTGGTCAATGCGCGCCTCATAGCCCAACAGGCGGTCAGGCTGGCCGGCCTGCATGCTGGGTTCCCACAGGTAGCGGTCGCTGGTGGCTTCCTTCATCTTGCGAATCAGGGTGCGCACCTCGCGGCGCATGGCGAACTTCGCACGCTGCAGATACGCGTCCTTGAACGAGCCCAGCAGGTCCTGAATCGGATCCGCCTTGGTGGTGTGGAAGGTGCCATCGGCGCCGGTGTTCACGTGCTGGAACACACCCCAGGCGCGCGACTCGTCTGCAGTGGCCACGGTGCTGTACGAGGCCAGGCCGCGAGGCTTGCCCACACCATCACCAGTCCAGAAAGCGGCGCCTTCAACGCGGGCGAACTTGTCGCCCACCTTGGTGGCCAGCCAGGCTTCCACATCGGTCGCAGCGTCGTCGATCAGCTTCTGGGTGACCCGCGGCTGAGCGTACATTTCGTGCGCTTCAATGCGGTACTTGCCGACCTGTGGGGTACCGGTATCGTCGCGGGAGCCGATCTCGGACACCCAGCCGGCGTCGGCTTCGTCGTTGTCCACAATGCCTTCCAGCGCGTCGGTGCTGATCGTCTGCACGTTGGCCAGCTGGCGCATGACCGACTGTTCGTAGATCTTGGCAACCATGCGACCCACCGTGGGGGTGGGAAGCAGGTAGCCGCCGTCCGGGTCCGAACCGGCCGACATGGCCTTGCGCTCGTCGGCAGACAGGCGCTCGATGTCGCCATGGCGCACCAGGCCAAAGAAGGCGCTCTTGTACTGCGCATAGGCATCCACAGACACCTCGGCAGGCACGGCGCGGCCCTTGCTCTGGAAGTCGGCGCGCAGCATGGCGTTCCAGCTCTTGGCTTCGGCTTCGATGTCGTTTTCAGACTTGCCGCCGGCGCCAGGGCGCTGCGACTTCAGCACGAACTCGTCGAACTGGTCCTTCATCTCGTCGAGCTTGTCGGCCACGGCAGAGAGTTTTTCCACCTTGGCGGTGAGGTCGCCCACGGCCTTGCCGTCGACCTGGGCGGCCTTCAGCTCGGTGACTGCGGCCTGCAGCTCGTCGGTGGCCTTTTTGCGGTCCTCCAGAATCTGCTTGATCTCAACCAGTGAGACCTCGCCAGACATGGCGAACGGCATGGCGCCAGCCGCTGCAAGGCCTGCCAGCACTTCAGGCGACAGGTAGTTGGTCACCGGGTAGCCGGCGAATGCGGCGCCGCATGCGAGCGCCAGAACGGCCATGAAGACCAGGGTGAGAGATTGACGTTTCACGGTAGTTTCCTTTCGGGATGAAAAAAGCCACCCGCAGGTGGCAGTCGTTGCTGGATGCAAAGGGGGAAGGGTCAACAGGCTTTCGCCAATTCGGCCAGTGCGGCCAGCTCTGAACTGCCAGCGTCTCGCATGGCCATCAGGCTTTTGAATCCCTGGTTGAGAACAACCCGGGCTTCACTCCGAGACAACCCAGCGTCTTGCATGAGCCATTTCTCGAAATCTCTTTCAGTGAGGTCGCCGCTTTTCACCGCCGAGACACGGGCTTTTCCGTTCATGGGGCGTGTGACCGGGGAAACCTCGATCAGGTCAATGCGCTTGAGCCTGCGGCGCGGGTCTTCCGGCTTGCTGCGAGGCTCCCAATCCTTGGGGATGTAGCCGATGCTCAGCCCGTCGATGGCGGGGCGCGGGGCCATCTTCATGAGCTTGTACATCTCCTGCCCACGGTTGGTGTCGGCGAGCTTCCCAGTCACCTTCAAACCGTGGCCATCCTCAGCGAAATCGGTCCAGACACCGATGGGTGTCATGTCTTCGCTGGTGAGCTGCAGGGCCCCATGCTGAGAGAGCATGGCGGGCCAAGGCTGGTCGCCAGCCTTCACATCAGACAAAAATTTTGCGAAGGCGCCGGGCTCGATCAAATCGCCCCCGCCGTCGACGTTGCCGAACACTGCGCCATAGCCCGTGAACGTCATGGCTTCGGCAGCTTCATCCTGCGCGAACTTGAGCTCGATCAGGTTACACAGTAGGTTAGGCATCGTCGTCTTCCTTATTCGGCGCCGCAGCGGGCGCAACATTGGTGGGTTTTGGCAGCTGGGCAGCTGCTCCACCCAACGGGTTCAGCTCCTCGAGTTCGCGCACTTCGTCTTGCGTCATCCAGGCCGGCGAGCCGCCAGAGCCCAACGCCTTGGCAAAGTACTCAGACCTGTCTTTGTGCGAGCCGCGCATCAGGCCTGCGGCGTTGAACTTGCAGAACAGGCCGTCTTCGATTTCTCTTTTGGTCAGCAGCTGGCAGTCAGCCGTCTGCTCGATCCGCTGGTACCAGGGCGCCAGCGTGTGCACCACGTGCGCCAGGAACATCTGCTCCGCGCTGGCGTAGCTGGCCGACTTGTCGTAGTAGCCGACCATGATCGGCATCACCCGGAAGGCCCGGCAGATCTCTTCAATCTGGAAGCGGCGTGTTTCAAGGTGCTGGGCGTCAATCGCCGTCATGGACGTGGGCCAGAACTTCGCCCCACGGTCCAGAATCATGGTCTTTCCAGCGTTCTCCGCGCCGCCATACTCCTTGTCCAACCAGGTGCGAAGCTGGCTGTACTGCTCTTTGCTGAGCGGGGTGTCCACCGAGTAGGTGCCAGAGATCTGGGCGCCGTTGCTATGCATCTTGGCTTGAGAGGCCTCCGAAGCCATGGCCAGGCCAATGGCCTCGCGGGCCTGCTTCACCACATCCATGCCGCAAACACCGTCCCAGCTCGGGCCGCGCCATGTCCAGATCGCCGACTGGGGGAAATCCTGCACAGCGCCGCTGGGTGCTGTCACCTTGTAAGTTATCGAAAAATCCTCGTTCTGCTTTGGCATTACACGGCCTGGCAGCAGCGGAATCAGCTCGCGCACGTTGCCGAGCAAGTCGCGGTTGATGAACGCATGCGCACGGCCACAGATCACCGTGTGCAGTGCCATGGTCTCGCGCAGCTCAAAGCTGGTCATCCAGCTATTCGGGCGGCGGTGCAGCAGCGGGTAGATGGGGTGGTCAGTCGCTGCCGCCTTGTTGCCATCTTGGCTGCGGTACACCTTGAACGGCACCTGGGCAATGCCCTCGGCGATCACCCTGGCACACGCCAGCACCACAGTCACCTCCAGGGCGCTGGCGTGGCTCACATTGGCGCCGCTTTTGCTGGCCATCACGCCATAGAGCAGGCGAAAAAGGTCCAACGACTGACGCACCGAGCCATCCTCGTTCGCCTTGCGCGAAAAAGGCCAGAGTTTCATCAGGTCGTTTCTTCCCAAAAGGATTTCTCTTCCAACGCCGCGCCGGCAAGGGCCCTGCTCATGGCCACGATGGTGGCAATCGCCGCGTCGATCTTGTTGCTCGCCCTCGACTTGCGAGGGAACACGTTTTCGTTCCGGTCTTCCTTGACCTCGACATTGCTCATCTGCCACACGTAGCAGGGGTTGCCGTCATGGAAAAACCGCTCACCGTCAATGAGCGCCGCGATCTCCTTCATCGGCTCACTCAGGTAGCGCACCTGCTGAGGTATGTCCACCACCGTCAGGCCTTCGGCTTCCAGGTTGGCGCCCAGCTGGTGGCCACCCCAGGGGTCCTTGGCAAACTCCACAGCAGACACCACCCGCGCCAGCTCCAGCGCGTCTTCCTGGATCTGCTCCAGAGAAATCATGCTGCCCGGTGTGGCAATCAGGTGGCCGGAATTCACCCATGCCTGGTAGTGCGCGTTCTCCGGTTTTTCCAGCGCAGACTCGGGCACATAGTTGCGCGAGAACGCGGTGTAGCGTCGCTCGTCGCCCTCCCCCTGCCAGCACAGCGCCACAAGCGTGGCTATGTCCTGCTTGCTGGCCAGGTCGGCCCCCAGCACCGCGCCGTCCCAGGACTCACCATCGGGCGTGCGCTTCGAGTCGCCGGCCTTCTGCAGGTTGAACAGGTTCAACCAGGGCGACGCTGCCGCCACCCAGATATTCAAGTGCTTCGTCTTGAACACGTTCTGTTTGCGCGGGTCAGATATCGCATCGCGCTGCTGCAGCCGCAGGAACTCGCCATCAACCGACACCCCGAAATTCGGGTTCGCCTTGATCAGCGCGGCCTCGCTGGTCCAGTCGTCGTCGTCGTCGACGGTGAACACAATCCCGAAGCGCTGGTCGTTCTCGACCACGCCCTCCAGGATCTTCTGCAGCTCCACCTGGTGCTGAAAGCACGGGCCCGAAATGTCGGACCCAGCCGTGGTGATCACCAGAACCAGCGGCTGCGACCGAGCACCCATGCCGGTCTGCATCGTGTCGTACAGCTCCGGGGTCTTGTGCTCGTGGTACTCATCCACGATCGCGCAGCTGGGCGACGCACCGTCGCCAGGCTTGCCGATCACCGGCTCGAACTTCGAGTTGTTCTCGGCGATCGACAGGTTCGACGCATTGGTGGCCACACCGTAGCGCTGGCAGAACCTCGGCGTGGACTTCGCCATCAGCAAGGCCGGCCGGAACACCTCCATCGCCTGGTCCTGGGAGGTCGCGCCTGAATACACCTCGGCGCCGAACTCGCCATCCACGGCCAGCATGTACATGCCCACCACCGCAGCGATGGTCGACTTCGCATTCTTGCGCGGCACATACAGGTCCGCCACGCGGAAGCGGCGCTTGAACGTCTCGCCGTGGACCCAGCCGAAGATGCTGGCCAGCACGAACACCTGCCAGCGTTCCAGCTTGATCAGCTGACCACGCGATGCCCAGTCGCCCTTGATGTGCGGCATCAGCTGCGCGAAGTTGCACACCCGCTCGGCCGGCCGGTAGACCTTGCCCACCAGGTCCTGCAGCTCAGGGTTCCACACGTACGGGAACGATCCATTGCGCGCGCGCTCCAGATCCTTCAGGTGCCGCTGGCACGCCAGGCGGTGCCATTTGCACGCAGGCAGCTTGCCTGCCACCACGTCCTGGGCGTATGCCGTCGCGACATCCCCGAACGTGGTGTCTACAGCTTGTTCCATTCGTCTTGCGACGCTTCTTCGAACAGGCTCGACTGGCGGTTGTCGCTGGTCCTGACCCCCGCACGATGCGAGGGCGACAGGCCAAACAGCTCCAGGTACTGCTTCACCTGGGCTGCTGCATGCTTGCCAACCACCCAGTGGTGCGAGTAGGTGAAATTCCCGTTCGCGGTCTTGACCATCAAGCCGTCCCCGCCCTGGTATTCCTCGCCCCGGGCCTCGGCTTCGGCACGCTTCTTGTCAGCATCCTTCATCGCACGGGTGAGCATCTGCTCAGCCCAGACCATGCGAGCCCAGGCGGTGCAGTACAGCACCAGCGCGGCGCGGTCCAACTTGGACACCAGGCCGTAGCGCTCGAGCTCGACCGAGATCCGCTTCCACTCCTTCTTCGCCTCGGGCCAGATCCAGGAAGGGAAGCTCGGAATCTCGACCTCAGGCTTGAACTCGTCGGTGATCGATGCCAGCGACTTCTTACTCGGGTTGCCCCGCAGCAAATGCACGTTCGCAGGCAACGGTTGCGGTCCACGCTGCCCCATGTTTCAACCTCTTGAGTGAAGTGCAGGCGTCTGCACGTATGTCGATAAATGGGAAGGGGGGTACCCCCTCCCCCCAAAACCCCCGCACGT